TTGTAACCACTTTGTGTGATGGTTACACTAATGCTCTCTTGGTTTTTTACGGTTATATTACTCACTTACGTCTTCGTTCACTTTAAAGATTCCGTACATCCAAGTAATGACTGTAGCACCTTGAGAGGACTGTAGGTCATACACATAAATACCACCCTCTATCGTAGCCATGGTGTTTGATGAAGCGGTAATAGTTAGCAGTCCGTTGTTGTCTCCAGTAAAACCAAAGTCATTAGCGGTATCGTCATTAGAGTCTCCATCAAGTAAGGCTGATCCAGATGTGTCTGACTCACGTACTTGCATCATCCACTCGTAACCATCCGATAGATCAATGGCAACTCCGTCCTCATCTTTAAATGTTAGTTCTAGAGTAAAACTATCTCCACGTCTTGTGGTGATATCTACCCTGTTTGCTATGTCTAAGTTTATGCTGGTTGCCATATTGCAAATTTACTAAATCATTGATTACCAAATAGTTGACTCATCATGTCTGAACCGTCTTCTAACTCCCCTCTTTTACCCTGTCTCTGAGAAATCATTTTAGATTGTTCAACAGCTTGTTTTTTAACACGCTCGTCTTTACGGTCTTCTTTTTTGGTTTCTAGACCGTTTCTAAAATTTCTTTCCTGGGCCTTTTCCATCTGAATGACAGATGCTTTTGCTCCTTCTAGCTGACCCTTTAATTGGTACTCTAGTTGTAGGAGTTGGGCTTTAGACTGGGTTTCAGCCTGGATCTCTGCAAGTTTAGCTTGAGTCTGAGCTTGAAGCTCCTGCAGCTTGCCCTGGCTTGCCGCCATTGCTGTTTGCTGGTTCATCTGAGCCTGCATCTGAGAGTTCTGCTGTGCAATCATCTGCTGCTGTCTCATGCGCTTCTTGCGTCTGATAATCAATAGGCGTTCAGCCTGATCAACATCTTTAAGCTGTCGTACAGCTATTGCGTCTTCTAAGTCGATCTCTTTTTGAGCTAGTGCTACTTGAATGTTTTGCTCTAGGTATGCTTTCTCTGTATCGTCCATCTCAGTCTGAATCTTCACACCGAAATTGTACATAGGCAGCTCGCTGAAAGAAGAAAGCACAGCCATGTTAGACTTACCTATAGCTCGCTCGTAAGCCTGGTATAAAACAGATTGAACAGGAAGGATCTGAAGACACTTAACGATATCCTCACATACTCTACTGTATAGGTAGATCGCTGCGTTAGTAATATCATAGATAGCGTTGTTACCAGCTGCCATAGCTTGCTGACGAACACCAACCAGTTGCTCTCCTTTTGGAGATGTTCCATCCATTACTTCGTTAATACCTGTCGTATCACGTATAAGACGGAGATTATGGTTGTAGATAGCAATAAGCTCATTGATATTCCTAATGCTATTATCCAGACTCCTAACTGGAGGGTTCTGGAATCCACCTTCTGGATTTTTTGAGCGATAGTAGAATACACCTGTTTGTTCATATATATCCTGAATGTCTAGCGGCTGTAGTTCTCCGCCTTTACCTAATTGAACGTTTTCAAGTCCCTCGATGTCTACAATCAAACCGTCTGGTTTGGCCTTAGCAATAGCTTGCTGTAATTTCAAATGAGACAGTTGTAGCTGATCCGCAAAACCAATTACAGAACCTACAAGTGATTTAGGCATCATTCTGCGTAGGTTTGTAGAAACCACAGAGTATGAAAGTCTAGCACGTGTTAAGTCGTGTGCGTTTTTAGGGATGTTCTTTTTTTGACCGTAGTCAAACATATGATCTGTTCCAACGATATAGCTTCCGCCAAATACAGTTTGGATACTCATGTGCTTAGGCTGTCTGTCGTATACAGACTCGCGAGGGGGGTTGTAGTCAAACCCTTTGTAGTATAGGTTTTTATTACCGAATCTAGACTCCTTCTCCTCGAACATCATGTCGTCTGTAGAAAGGAACTCAAAATCCATTACCTCTACGATAAACTCATCGTACCCGTATGTTGTACGGTCCAAAGTTTCGTCATAGTACTTGTATGATAGCTTATCTGCACGGTTCTGGTACTTGTTCTTTACCTTCTGTGCGATCATCTCATACTGCTCTTCTGTAAGCTCATCACGAGCAATACGCTTAAGCTCAGAGATGCTAATCTTCTTGATGTGTCCTGCATACATGAGGTCGCTAAATGTAGGGTCCTCGGTGTAGCTATGGAAGAAGTATGCTGGATCGATGTATTCCTCGGTGATTCCATAGTTAGGATCGTTGTTTCTTTTTACAACGCCCATGCCACAGATTACCAAGTCGTTTACCGCTCTTCTGTATACACGCTGATCAAAGTCATTCCACTCTAGTGTAATATTTGTTCCGATCTGTGCTGCTATCTCTGCAGATGTTTTAATGCTGGCATCCATGAAGATTTCAGCTTCTTCTGGAGTCTCTGGAATTGCACTGGTGTCGATTCCCGTTTTTACGCCCTGGTTGTTCAGGGCTTCGATCATCTTCTTGTTCTTTACCTCAAACATCTTCTCAGCACGTTTACGATCCTTCTCAGACTGAGATAGTGGGTCGATAGCGTTGAGGTTTGGATAAGGCTTTCTTGATAGAATATTGTTTACTACGATCTTTACAAACTTAGGGACGATAGGCACTGGAGACCAGTCAAGGTTTAGCAACGTACCGTCCCCATTGTTCGGATCTAAAGAATTTAGAATCTGTTTATAGATAGAAGTATCTTGTGTACCATTCGCGTAGTCGCGGTTGGTTTCAAAGTCTTTAAGTCTACGTCTGAATAAACTTCGTTCATCGTCAGACTGACCCCACTGCTTTTCAATAGCCTTGGCGTATTTTAGACCATAAGACTTATTCGTCTTTTGAGAATAGTGTGAAAAGGGATCGGGAAAGTTACCGTACTTTCCTCTGTCATTATCATTATTGTACATAGCGTTTCGCAGAATACTTCCTCGCAAAGATACAAAATTAAACTACTGCGAATCAGCGTCTTATCTCGTTGTTGTATCTGCGGAAGAATTTCTTGTCGTCAAAGGCAGACAACTTCTTTTCTTCTTTGTATTTCTGCGCTGCTAGTAGCGCTAGACCCGAACTAATCGTAAGGTCATACTTAGTACGGTTGTCTATTTTATAGCCGATCCAGTCTTCCAGCGTGCGGTCAAAATACATGTTACCCATCTCGCCAGTTTCATTGTTTATCCCTACGTATTCCTCTATGTAAGCTTCTATAGCATGTGCGTGAGCCTGGATAACGTCTTGAGAGTTAGAGGGTATCCCCCTGGTCTTCACGTTCATTGATCCAGGAGTCTTCAAATGCTCTGGACGCTTCATCACGTACTCTTCGTAACCCCTTGATTCAAAGTGCCTTACGATGCCGTACTTGTTGTTCTCGATTAACAGTGGATAGCCGTAAAATACAGCGGCCATAAGTACATCCTCGTAGAATATACGGGCCAAAGGAGGTCTTGATGCATACTCTGCAACAAACATATTGGGTGGGGCAGCCATGCTAAATTTATTGTACAGGTGACATGCACCTTTAGACCCTCTGTTATCTGTGGTGGAGTCTAGGTCATAGCTATCGACACCTCCAACCCCTATGTGGTCGTTCGCGGGGTGCTTCTTGTTGTACTTGATTACGTACTTATTCCTATCCTCTTGCTTAGGCATCCAAGATATTCTCCAGCGTCCTTGTGGGTTTGGGCTGAATACAACCTCGGTGTCACTTGCACCATCCTTCCAGCTAAAGTTTCCTCTAACGACTGGGTTTGGATAAAGCTCTTGATTGTACTGGACCTGCTCGTATATCTTTCCAATATTAAATGTAGATCCCTCGATGCTGTCGCGCATTGCTTCGTCAACGGTAAAGGGGAACTGACGTATAAATTCGTTTAGCTCACGGGCATCGTTCTTTAGTGCATCACGCTCATTCTTTAAGTACGTCTTCGCGCCAATATCGACATAATCCCCATCAATCGTTTTAATTGGTTTCTCGGGATCTTCCACGATGGGGTTTCCATACTTGTCAAAGAAACCTTCCAGGGCTTCGTAGGCTGGTACAAAAAGTCTATAAAGGCCAGTCTTTGTTCTTCCGTTGGCGTTTCTGTCGTCTGGGTCTGAGTCTCTCCAAAGCTCCTTATACTGGTTACCACCCTTGTCCATAGGGTTGACAGTAGACCCCATAAGGCACTTCCCGATGATCTTTCGCCCAACAATAAGACAGGTACGCTCGATACGCCATGCTTCTCTAATGTCCGTAGGTTTCTCCCATTTACCGCTTTCATCTAAATAAAGTATGTGAAGCTTTTCACCATCGTATGCGTTGTTCGTGGTGTTCTTCCAGTTGATAATAGTATTAAGAGCCTCTCCCTTGTTTGAGGTCTTGTTCTTTTTAGTAATACGCTTTGACGGCTCACGAAATGCAAGCTCCATACGTGGATTGGTAGTACCGTCTTGAATAGGCTTGAAGAAAAATGGATAAGACTTAAACATAGGAACCACCTTTTTCATAAAGATGTTCTCCTGTGCATCCTTACCTGTTTTAGACTGTATACCCAACAGCTTGTCTTTCACCTGAGTACCCTCGTCTACTAGTATCGCTGCAGATATATTGGTGTATCCAGAACGTCTACACTTAGTGTACATCTGCCCTATAGATCTTGGGTCATACTCACATGCGGCAAAGTGGATGAATAGCCTTCTTTGAAACTCCAGGTAAGACGCATATCCGATATCCATCTTACTCCATTGTAGCATCATATAGTGTCGCCCTGTAATGTAGATGCGTTCACCGTTATTAAAGAACCAAACACCTTCACGCCTGCGCTTAAACTCCTGCTCGATATATGGAGAAAAACGTTTTTTGAAGTCGGATGGCATTTCGTACCACTCGTCCATAGAGCGAATCCTTTGCAGTTCTGCTGGCACAGGAAGTCTTTGCCACATTTGCATATCCAACTTACTTCCATAGTTGAGGATTTCTTTATCTGGTGGCGCTTCTGGGAGCTGAATATCAAGCCCACCGACCTGTATGACCTCGCCACCCGTATCGTTGGGACATATGTTGATAACGTAGTTATCGTACCCATCCACTTGTTTAAGTCCTGCCATTTAATTTTATTTTATTCCCAGTAGAGAAATCTCCACTTACTTTGAGAATCGCTCTGCGAATCCTCCTGAGTAGTCTTGCTCTTCTTCAATTCCTCCTGTTTCCTTAAGTTCTCTAACCATTTGTTCGAGTCGCTGGTATTCGATAAGGAGTTCTTTTGCATCTGTAGCTGTTTGTTTTATACTCTGTAGTTCTGCCTTGCGTTGAGAACCAGATAGTTCTGCATCCACAGGTTTTCTTATTTCATCAATCATGTTATTGATTGCGATCTCCATAGATGCCAACAGTCTCGTTGACGCTTCTACTGTATTAAAGCTGTTCTTCTTCCTTGACATAGACTAGCTCTGATGTTCTCATTCGGTACACTGATGTACCGTCTATGAGTTCCATTTTATATTCTGAATTTTTCGTATAGCCCACCAGATCACCAGGCTTCGTTCCAATCCATTCTGAATCTTGGGGTAGGGTGAGTAGTTCGCCCTCCAGTTTAGGTTCTTCTGCGAGCTTAAGAACAATGCCAGAAGAAGTTGTTTCCTCTTTCGGCTTATCAGGGGGTAAAACGAAACACCAGTCACCAAGCATAGTAATATCACCAGCTTCATCTTCGACTGCGATAGCGTGATTGCTATATCCTCCGTTGGGGTCATAATTAACCATGTATAGGTTTTCTCCAAGATCATAGGCTTGCTCCATTACTACGTGGTGGTGAAAATAAAGTACCTGGCCGACAGCTGCGCCACGGTAACTTACGGGGGGAGAGACTATTTGTCCGTAATTGTATCGGTGTTCAAACTCGTTGAACTTTGTGATGAGCTTAAGAGTTGTCTCATCGGACAACTTTATCTCGTCTTTAAACTTCTTGTCTATCCTTACGATGAAATGTTTTAACGGTCTCATATCAATCAAAATTTAAATCGTACTCGAGTATACACGGCATATCGTCAATGGCTTTCCATAGCATTGTGCCTTCCTCGTTCTCGATATAAATCAGATACCGTTTTTTTCCGTGATGGTGTAAATGCGCCTCGTCTTGAACAATCGCGCTTACTTTTCCTGCCCCTGCGCGCATGCCTACATAATAAGCCATGGCATCCTTCGGGTCTCTTCCGATGATAATTTTTCTAATCATTTTAATTTAATTGTAAAGAGGTGGATTTAATTTACGTCCCCATCTCTTTTTGATAAGTTGATCCAGTAGTCTATGCTTGACTGTTCCGATTTCTTCTCTTCACGTACTTGTTCCGTATATGCTTCGACACAGTAAGACAGTAGGTCATCGAGTTCTTCATCGTCAGACACAGAAAAAGAAGACAACAGACTCATGTTTGCACGTTCGTCACCGTCCTCGTCTACATACGAGCTTTCCATGTCTAAGAATCCTATGGCGATGCAAGAAAGAAACTCGTCTTCCATCTCGTACTTCTTCACCACAGCATTTATAGCCAGGATAAGATCCTGGATCTCTAGGATCGCTTCTTTTTGCTTTTCAGTCATTAGTCTAATTTAGTTAAAATAAATGTTGATGCAGTCAATAGTGCAGCTCCGCCAGAAGCGTTCATGCTTACCTGGTAGTAGATATCCTCATCTGTATCTGCGTAGTAGACTAAAGCAAAACCAATTGCCATACTGCCCGATGATGCTTTGCTTCGTGTGATAGACTGTAATGTGCTTGCTGATCCACCGCTTGGCTTTGTGACGATGTCTATGATTACATCTGTGTTGGATGTAGTTACCTCCAGCATAAAGTTCACGTCTATCTTAACCAGACCCGCAGACTCAACAGTAATCGCTCCAGTCGTAGTAGCTGAAGTCTGAAGATGAACAGCCGTAGGATCATTAACAAAATGAGAGGATGTCTTGCTATTGTTATTTACTCCAGCCATAGATGGCGTTGTAGGAGTGGCGGTTAGACTGTATGAAGATATCGGGCGTAGTATAAACATTGGGTTAGCAAAGAACTGAGCCGATGCAGCCGTAAATGCTGACGAGTCTAGCTCGCG